GGGACTGCCGAAGCGGCTAAGAAGCTTGCCACCGCGCGGAAAATTGCCGGAGTGGCTTTTGATGGTACATCCGATATCACCCTGAAAACCTCGAATCTGGATGATGCGGGTACAGCGGCCACAAAAGATGTGACCACCTCCAATATCGATACCACTGGCGGGCGGGTCTTGAAGGTGGGTGATTTTGGTCTGGGTGCCTTCTCTGCCGTATATGTTTCAGATGCAAACAACGTCAACTATAACGGCTTTTTCAGCATGAGCGCTGAGGGTATTCATGGCCCGGTCGCTAATACTGTGAATGAGTTTATCCATATCCAGTACAACCAAAACACTGGTCGGCAAATTGGCTGGCGTGCAGGGCGTCCCGATGAGCCGATTCGCCACAGGACTAAAGTCAATGGAGGCTGGCAATCCGGCTGGATAAAAATCTACGATTCAAATAACCCGCCGACAGCCGATGAGGTCGATGCAGTTTCAGCGTCAAAGGGTGGCACTTATCAGAAAGAAGTTACGTTCTCGGAAGGCGTAAAAATCAGGAACAGCACGGGGATTTATCAGGGCGAGGATAACGTAGGTTTTTCCAGTAATAACCTGATGCTGAAATCATGGAACGGGATCGGGTTCTATTGCACCCTCACCGGGAGTGAAGGTGTCTCCGTCTTTGTCGATACCCGTGGCGGGCATGTGGAGGCGAGAGGCCAGATTAAGCCGGGCAGCTATGAAAATTTCGATAACCGGTTTTATACCAAGACGATTGCTAACAGCACCTTCCAGAAGGTCAATACCGCATCAAAAGGGTCACGCGGATGGTTTAAAGATTCAAACACGGGAATGATTTTTCAGTGGGGGATTGAGAGTGTTTCCGGTGCGACCACTCGGACATTCAGTTTCCCGGTTTCGTTTCCTGTTGGCTGCGCATCGCTGACGGTATCAAACAACATAGAGCGAACCGCTGGCGAAAACTCGATGACGGGATTTATTAAATCGGCTTCACAATATTCCCTGTCAAATACTGCCGCAACAGACCGCCAGTTATGCTGGTTTGCAGTTGGTTATTAGGACGATAAACGATGAATTATTATTTTTCGAAAGCGGAACTGGGGTTCTATTGCGATGAGGTTAACGAATCCATTCCGGCTGATGCAGTGGAAATAAGTGAAGAATTATATTTTTCTCTGCTGGAGGGACAATCCACGGGAAAAGTGATCGCCGCAAATTTGGCGGGCAACCCGATTTTAACTGACCCACCGGAGCCCACCGCCGAAGAGTTAGTTGCGCAGGCAGAAGAAACGCGAACGGTGCTGATGAAGGAAGCTAACGCCAGAATAATTCCCCTACAGGATGCATTCGATTTGGGGCTGGAAACTGATGAAGAAAAACAGCTTTTGCTTGCATGGAAAAAATATCGCGTCTTGTTAAACCGGGTCGATACAGAAACCGCCCCCGACATTGAATGGCCTGAATTGCCTGTTTAAACAAAGCCCTCCACCCGGAGGGCTTTTTGTTTGTTGTGCTGGCGACTGGCGGGATGCAATGAAGTGCGTGGAGTGAGGACACAACTGAAAATAGTTGCACCCCTTAACCCACGGAGTTAAACGGATGAGCGATTTTCATCATGGCGTGCAGGTCGTTGAAGTCAACGATGGCACCCGCGTTATTTCTACAGTTTCAACGGCCATTGTCGGCATGGTCTGCACGGCCAGCGATGCTGATGCGACTATGTTTCCCCTCAACGAACCGGTATTAATCACCAGCGTGCAAAGCGCTATCGCCAAAGCCGGGAAAAAAGGCACGTTATCTGCGGCCTTACAGGCTATTGCTGACCAGTCAAAACCCGTCACCGTTGTGGTGCGTGTTGAAGACGGAACCGGCGAAGATGAAGAGGCAGCATTCGCACAGACGGTCTCGAATATCATCGGCACCACTGACGAAAACGGCAAATACACCGGCCTCAAAGCACTGCTTACTGCCGAAGCTGTCACGGGAGTTAAGCCACGTATTCTGGGTGTGCCGGGGCTGGACTCGCTCGAAGTCGCAACGGCACTTGCGCCGGTCTGCCAGAAGTTGCGCGCCTTCGGTTACGTCAGCGCGTGGGGCTGTAAGACCCTCTCTGATGCCATCAAATACCGTGACAATTTCAGTCAGCGCGAGCTGATGGTCATCTGGCCTGATTTTCTGGCATGGGACACGGTCGCCAACGATACGGCAACGGCCTATGCCACCGCGCGTGCTCTGGGTCTGCGTGCCAAAATCGACCAGGAGCAGGGCTGGCACAAAACGCTGTCCAATGTCGGGGTCAATGGCGTCACCGGTATCAGTAAATCCGTGTTCTGGGATTTGCAGGAGCCAGGCACTGATGCTGACCTGCTTAACGAGGCGGGCGTGACCACGCTTATTCGCCGCGATGGTTTCCGATTCTGGGGCAACCGCACCTGCTCGGATGATCCGTTGTTCCTGTTTGAAAACTACACCCGCACCGCACAGGTTATCGCTGACACGATGGCGGAAGCGCATATGTGGGCGGTGGATAAACCCATCACGGCAACACTTATCCGCGACATCGTTGACGGCATTAACGCCAAATTCCGCGAGCTGAAAACTAACGGCTATATCGTGGATGCAACCTGCTGGTTTGATGAAGAGGCCAACGATGAAGCAACCCTCAAGGCCGGGAAATTGTATATCGACTATGACTATACGCCGGTTCCGCCACTCGAAAACCTGACCCTGCGCCAGCGCATTACTGATAAATATCTGGCGAACCTCATCAGCTCGGTCAACAGCAATTAAGGAGCCTGACTAAATGGCAATGCCGCGCAAACTGAAATTAATGAACGTCTTTCTTGATGGCTACAGCTATCAGGGAGTGGCGAAGGCTATCACCCTGCCCAAGCTGACCCGCAAACTCGATAACTATCGTGGTGCGGGCATGAACGGCGCAGCGCCTGTTGACCTCGGTCTTGATGACGATGCGCTCTCAATGGAGTGGACACTGGGCGGCTTCCCTGACGATGTGATCTGGTCGTTCTATGCCGCGACCGGGATTGATGCTGTTCCCATCCGCTTCGCAGGTTCTTACCAGCGCGACGACACAGGCGCTACGGTGGCCGTTGAGGTGGTCATGCGTGGCCGTCAGAAGGAAATCGACAGCGGCGAAGGGAAACAGGGCGAAGACACCGAGTCGAAAATTGCCGTGTCCTGTACCTACTTCAAGCTGACGATGGACGGAAAGGAGCTGGTTGAAATCGACACCCTCAACATGATTGAGAAGGTGAACGGCGTCGACCGTCTGGAGCAGCACCGCCGCAATATCGGTCTGTAATATCCATCCGGTCAGTCTTGCTGGCCGGGTCTTTTGATACAGCATTTAATCGAGACAAACCATGCAAAAAGAAAACGTAGTTACCCTGGAAAATCCGGTCAAACGCGGTGAGCAGATGATTGACCAAATCACCCTGATTAAACCCAGCGCCGGAACCCTGCGCGGGGTGAGTCTGGCTGCGGTCGCCAATTCGGATGTCGATGCACTGATTAAGGTACTGCCGCGCATGACAGCCCCGATGCTGACCGAGCAGGAAGTGGCCGCTCTGGAATTGCCGGACATTCTGGCGCTGGCCGGTCAGGTGGTGGGTTTTTTCTCGCCGAACTCGGCACGCTAGATTTCCCCAGAAACCTGTCGGTCGATGACCTGATGGCGGATATTGCAGTGATATTCCACTGGCCGCCATCAGAACTCTATCCCCTGAGCCTGACCGAACTCATCACATGGCGCGAAAAAGCGCTCAAGCGAAGCGGAAACACGAATGAGTGACAACGTTAAGTTACAGGTATTACTCAAGGCTGTAGACCAGGCGACGCGCCCTTTCAAAGCAGTGCAGGCCGCCAGCAAAACGCTGGCGGGTGATATCCGTGGTTCGCAGGATGAACTCAAGGCACTGAATGCACAGTCCCGGCGAATTGAGGGGTTTCGCGCCGTCAGCGGGCAACTGGCTGTCACCGGCACAGCGCTGAAAAATGCCAAAGCCGAAACGGCGGCGCTGGCACTCCAGATGCGCAATACGGCAAACCCGACTGCCGCACAGGTCAGGGCGTTTGAAAATGCCAGACGCAGCGCGGCTGCACTCCAGGAAAAATACAACAGCCTGCGCCAGTCGGTTCACCGTCAGCGTACCGAGCTGCAACAGTCAGGCATTGATACGCGGAATCTGGCTGATGCCGGGCGCACTCTGCGTGCCAGCATCAGTGAAACTACCGCTAACATTGACCGCCAGCGCGCAGCATTAGCCCGCGTCAGTAAGCAACAGGAAAGGCTCAACGCGGTAAGCCAGCGTTATGAGCGCGGCAAAGCCGCTGCGGCGAGCGTGCGAAATGTCAGCGCCGCCGCACTCGGCGCGGGAACGGCTGCGGTGTATGCCGGTAGCCGGTTAATTGCTCCGGAAATTCAGACGCAGAAAAACGGCGGACTGATTGCCGCCCGTCAGGGAGAGGACAACACAAAATCAACGCAGTACACGGAAGTGATCCAGCGCATCAGTGCTTCCGGTGTGAGTGATGACCTCGAAAAAATCACCGAGGCGGTGTCGGCTGTGCGCAGTACCCTCGGAACACTGGGGAATGTGGGGGAGGCAGAGTTAGACCGTATCAGCCGCAAGGCGCTGGATATGCAAACCGCATTTGGTACGGACACGACCGAAAGTATTCAGATTGCCGCCATCATGATGAAAAACGGACTGGCGGCGAGCAGTGATGAAGCAATGGATTTGATTGTTTCCGGGATGCAGCGGGTATCTGCCGAAATGCGCGGTGAAATGCCGGAAATTCTTCACGAATATTCGACCCACTTCCGCAACCTCGGGTTCAGTGGGGCTGAGGCCATGTCTTTGCTGGTCGACATGTCGAAACAGGGCAAGTTTGCACTCGACAAGACCGGGGATGCGATTAAGGAATTCAGCATTCGCGGCTCTGACATGTCTAAAAACAGCGTTGCGGCCTATGAAGAGATCGGGCTAAACGCAAAAAAAATGTCCCGCGACATCGCCAGTGGTGGTGAAAAAGCCCGTGTGGCCATGCAGAAAACCGCAAAGGGATTGCTGGCCATCAAAGACCCGGCTGCACGGGCAAACGCGGCTATTTCACTGTTTGGCACGCCGATTGAAGATTTATCCATTGACCAGATCCCCGCGTTTCTCGGTGCGCTGGCCGGGGTTAAAAATCAGTTCGGGGATGTCAGCGGTGCAGCGGACAACATGGGGAAAACCCTGCGGGATAATTTATCCGGTGACGTTGCCCGTCTGAGCGGCCAGTTTGAGGGGCTGCGTTTTTCGGTCTTCACCCAAATGGATGCGCAACTGCGTACCCTGACACAAACCGCGACAAACTGGCTCGGGAAACTGAATGCCTGGGTGAATGCAAACCCTGCCCTTGCCTCAAATCTGGTCATGATTACCGGTGCAATTGCCGGTGTTGCCGTGGTACTGGGCGGTCTGGGTCTGGTTGTATGGCCTGTTATGACGGGCATCAATGCGCTGATAGCCGGGGCGGGGTTCCTCAGTGTCGGTTTCAGTATTGCGGGTAGCGCGATAGTTGCGGCCATCAGTGCAATAAGCTGGCCGATTGTGGCCGTGGTTGCGGCTGTTGTGGCCGGTGCACTGCTCATCCGTAAATACTGGGAGCCGATAAGTGCCTTTTTCGGAGGCGTGGTTGAAGGTCTGAAAGCTGCCTTTGCACCTGTCGCAGAGCTTTTTGCACCACTTAAGCCGGTGTTTGACTGGCTGGGCGTAAAGCTCCAGGAGTTATGGCAATGGTTCAGTAACCTGATTGCCCCGGTGAAGTCGACGCAGGACACGCTAAACAGTTGCCGTGATGCCGGTGTGTTATTCGGTCAGGCGCTGGCCGATGCCCTGACCCTTCCCCTGACGGCCTTTAACAAGCTGCGTAGCGGGATTGACTGGGTGCTGGAAAAGCTCGGCGTCATCAATAAAGAATCGGGAACGCTTGATAAGACGGCGGCGAAAGCAAACGCGGCGGCTCAGTCTGGTGGTTATGTCCCGGCGACCAGTACGTATGGAGGCTACCAGCCTTACCCTGCACCGGCGGGTAATGCTCCGGGGTGGCAGGCGTATCAGCCCGCCGCTGGTCAGCCCGCCAGCGTCACCGGCGGGTATCAGAGCTACAAGCCGGTGACGGCACCGGCGGGACGGTCTTATGTTGACCAGAGCAAAAATGACTATCACATCACGGTGCAGGGCGGCGCTGGCTCGGGGACAAACCTTGACCGCCAGTTGCAGGATGCGCTCGAAAAATATGAGCGTGACAAGCGTGCCCGTAATCGTTCCAGCATGATGCATGACGAATAAGGAGAAACGCCCGACATGATGCTTGCATTAGGTATGTTTGTTTTTATGCGCCAGACGCTGCCCTATCAGACCCTACAGAGGGATGCTGAATACCGATGGCCGTCAAATAGTCGCGTTGGTAAACGTGACGCCTTTCAGTTCCTCGGTGTGGGTGAGGAAAAAATCACCCTTGCCGGGGTGCTTTATCCTGAGGTGACGGGTGGGCGAATGACGATGACCACCATCAGGCTGATGGCTGAGGAGGGGCGCGCGTGGCCGCTGCTGGATGGCACCGGCATGATTTATGGCATGTACGTCATCAACAACGTGAGCGACACCGGCAGTGTTTTTTTCTCTGACGGAACGGCGCGGAAAATTGATTTTACGCTGACGCTTACCCGCGTAGACCCTTCACTTGCTGCGCTTTACGGGGATATTGGCAAGCAGGCCGAAACCCTTATCGGCAAGGCGGGTGATATGGCGAAGAAATTACCCGGTATGGTGGGGATGGGTTAATGCTGAATGTACTGAATAATAATGCGGGTGGTGTACTGACGCCCGCTTTCATGCTGACAATTAACAGTAAGGATATTACCGGCAATATCAGTGACCGGCTCATTAACCTGACGCTGACCGACAACCGCGGATTTGAGGCTGACCAGCTTGATATAGAGCTGGATGATTCAGACGGGCTGGTCGAGCTTCCGTTGCGCGGCGCAGTTCTCAGCCTGTATCTGGGATGGAAAGGTTTTGCTCTCGTGGGTAAGGGGAGCTTTACCGTTGACGAAGTGGAGCACAGGGGCGCGCCCGACACCGTGACCATCCGCGCACGCAGTGCAGATTTTCGCGGCACGCTCAATTCACGCCGGGAAGAGTCATGGCATGACACCACCATTGCCTCAGTTATTGAGGCGATCGCGGCGCGAAATAAACTGACCGCCAGCGTTTTGCCGGAGCTGGCAAAAATCAAAATCCCTCACATTGACCAGTCGCAGGAATCAGACGCCAAATTTTTGACACGCCTTGCAGAACTCAACGGCGGTGAGGTGTCGGTTAAGGCCGGGAAATTGCTGTTTATCAAGGCCGGGCGTGGAGTGACCGCCAGCGGAAAAGCGATCCCGCAGGTAACGATTTCGCGCGAAGATGGTGACAGGCATCAATTCTCAATAGCCGACCGTGGGGCATACACGGGTGTTACAGCGAAATGGCTGCACACCAAAGACCCGAAACCGCAGGCTCAGAAGGTGAAGCTCAAGCGCAAGGAGAAGGAAAAGAAAACCAAAGCCACAGCTCACCCTAAAGCGAAAACACCCGTAAAAGAACCGGAAGCGCGTGAGGGCGAATACATGGCCGGTGAGGCCGATAATGTGTTTGCACTGACAACGGTTTTTGCCAGCAAAGCGCAGGCTATGCGCGCAGCCCAGGCAAAGTGGGATAAGTTACAGCGGGGTGTTGCAGAGTTTTCCATCAGTCTTGCAACGGGTCGGGCAGACCTCTACCCAGAGACACCGGTCAGGGTGACAGGGTTCAAGCGCGTCATAGATGAGCAGGTGTGGGTAATTACGAAGGTGACGCACTCACTCAGCAATAACGGCTACTCAACGGGGCTAGAGCTTGAAGTTAAGTTGTCTGATGTTGAGTATGAAGAAGTTGAAAAATAA